CCATAATCATCCCACCTCTTCAAGTGAATCACACACTGCTTTCAGCACAAACTTTCTGCCAAAGAACCCACAATCAAGAGTAGTTACAGCACAAAACTCATCATTCATCATAGAATGGTCTTCCATATCCTCAAACGATCCATCATAGTTCCATTTAATGATCCACAATTTATCATTGTTACATGGTTTCAGGACAAGATGTTTATAATTGCTCATCTGACCAATGTCATAGTCGTCAATCTCTTCAATATAAACTCTTACAGGTTTAAATCCTTGTCCAGAAATACGATCAATTTTCTTAATCATGTCAACCATTTTTCTTGTGATGTCTGAAATATCAAGCATAATATCGACATCAACTGTTGTATCTTCTGGCTTATCTGGAAGAGTTTCTTCTATATAAGAGGTGAACTCAGCAAAGTTCTTTCTAGGAATTTCAATACCACTGGCAAGTTCATGTCCATTTGCTTCAGCCAACTGACTGTTATTACACATCTGTCGGAAGTCTTTTACACCAACTGCTCGCATAGATCCTGCATATGTATCTTCATTTTTCTTTAGCACAAGAATTGGCTTCTGGTATTTTTCAAGCAATTTGTTTCCAATTAACCCAGAAATACCATAATCAGTGTCGATAAAAGTTGTGATCATCTTTTTATCACTCTGAGCTTCACACTGTTCCGCAATCATTGGCATCAGCTGTGCGACCTCTTCATTTTGGTCTTCTTTGCATTGCTTTAACTGTTTAATATATCCTCGTAACTTTTTATTGTCATCTTCAAGGAAAGCATTTAGAGCAATTTCATTCTGATCCATTCTGTTTGCAGCATTAACCAACGGTGCAATACTAAAAGCAACTGCTGTGCTGTTGAATTCAAATCCACCAATAATCTTCTTAATCGCAGGATTTCTAATTTCTTTCAAAGCTTCGGATACAATGTAACGATTCTCCATTACTCTCATATCCATCATATCTGCAATCAGCCCAACGCCTGCTAGATCGACCAAATCATCTGCATAATCTGTACCATTCTGCTCATCAATATACTTGCAAAACTTCCAAACAACACCTGCGCCAGATAGCTGTGGATTTTCATATTCTCTCTGAGAAGAAACTAATGTGCAATAGTTGTCATAAGGAACATCTGGATCGATGGCATGGTGGTCTAACACAATCACATCAACTCCTGTTTCTTTTAAATCCTTATACTGAGTCTCGTCTTTATCCAAACTATCAACGACAATCAGTAAATCATACCCATAAAACTTAGCAATGTCCTGATTTGCTAATCCATGCTGTTTGCCTCGGTTAATGTATACATCTACTGGATTTTCTGTCATGTTTTTTAAATGTCGTGTCATAATAGTTCCCGCTGCAACTCCGTCAGTATCTGTGTCAAAATGTACTGCAATACGTTTATCTTTGTATACTGCGTCTACCAAAAGCTTATATGCTTTATCAATATTTTTTAAGTCATCAAGAGGAAGTAAATCATCTTCCGTAGGATTTAGAAAATGCTCTGGATCGTCAATACCACGCTCCTGCATGATAATTTCAAATACCTCATCTTCAAAAAGTCCTCTGCAATCGTTCAAAATGTTATATTTCTTCTTCGACGTCTTCATCCCCTATCATTTTTATTTCGTTTTCTAATATGTAATTTAACTTTTCTTTTCCCATATCGGATGGTGATACCTTATTGGAATACTCACTTAATTTAAAGTCCCAGTATCCTAACTCAATCTCGGCAAATCTTGAATATCCTTTTACCATGTCAATATTTCTCATGATATTCTTAATATCATAACCAACGTCATGCATAAATATTACTTTTTTAGGATTTAATTCCAATAATAATTGCACCTGTTTCTTGCTGATTGTTCCACTGCCAAGTGCCACACAGTTTCTAATTCCATATGTAAAACACTGCATTACAGATTTCTCTGCCTCAAATATCAACACAACACCGTTGGCTAAATACTGATAATTCTGAGAATATCCATATAATGTTTGGGACATTTGACACGGAACATCGTAGAAATATTTCATTTCACCATCTTCAACGTCATAGTTAAATCTTTCTTTTACACCAATTAGTTGTCCTAATTGATTTCTAATCGGAATTGCGATCCCTTGAGATGATGTATCAAACCGAATGCCAAAAGTTCTTTGTGCTTCAAGTGATATATTATCTTTAAGGAATCTTAAATTCCCTACATTATTGTATTTATCTAATATAGATTCATCATAAGTTTGGATTCGAACTACATTGTGATTTCTAATCCTTTCATAAAATCCGCCAAAAATACCTTGTCTATCAAAGAAATCATAGTAATCAGTAATCCCTAAGATGTTTTTAACAACTCCTAAAACCTCTGCAAAATCAACTCCACGTTGCTGCATAATATATGAGAACAAATCTTTTTGGATTGCTCTAGCATAATCATGCACAAACAACGCTTTGTTATTTTTCAGATTGATTACTATGGACTTCTTTGAAGAGACCTCATCTCGACCAAATGACATATATGTGTTTCTGATCACTACATGACAATAATCAAAATGCTCCAAGACTTCTCTTATTTTTTCAGGATTAGACAATAGTTCTTTTTTTATATTGTCTAACATATATCACACCGCACATTTTAATTATTTGATCTCTCCATGTTTAAATCTTGCCTGCGCAACCTCTCTAAAGATACAATGATCACCATCGAATTTAAGTAGATAACCAACTCCTGTATCTGATGAGTTTGAACCGCTTCGACATTTCTCAACAAATAAAGCTCTCCATACCGCAGTGCGGTCAGGATGATATTCTTCCTCAATCCATTTATCGTTAACTTTTTTTAGCCTAAATGGACGGCAATAGAATTTGCTCTTTTCGTCAAGCTCTTCATCATACACGGTTCTCATTAAGAAAAGATTTTCTAATACTTCTTTGATCTGCTTAGAGTTTGAAAGAACAGAGCTATCAAGAAATAGCCTTCCTCTCATATACTCTGCTAACTGCACAGATGCCAGCATGATAATGTTGTATTTTTTTGCAAGTTTATCTAACTCTCGACTGTCATGAACCAAAGATAAATCAGTACGATTACCTTTAAAATCTCCTTCTTGAATCTTAAAAGTGTCATACAACACTGTGTCATATCCGTAGCGAAGTACATGTTCTCTAATTTTCTTCTTGACAACAGTCATATCAGCATCGTTGATAAGTAAGAATTTCACTCTACCCTTATACTGTTCTCGCCATAACTGTTGCACGTCTTTTAGTTCTCTTCGGCTTGCATCATCAATCTGTCCAGACATCATTTTCTTTTTTGTCAACTTAAAATAACGATTATGCTTCGCCAAAAGCCAAATCATAAACTTGACTTTAAATTTCTTTACTTTTTCTTCGTTTGAAATGATCAATACTTTCCTATCATAATTCAGCAATGCCATAAGCAAAGTGATAAACCATGTTGATTTACCTGCACTACTGAATCCACCCATCATAGTAAGTGTTCCCTCAAGAATACCCATGATCTGTCTGGATAAGAACGGAAAGCAGTTCATTTCTTCGCCATTAATATCAATCCCTGCCACATCAAATGGAACTCCATTTTCTTCACCTTCCACGCAGGAATCAATAAAATCATCATCAAAATCAATTTCTTCTTCTTCCAGAATCTTACTGGAATATCCCGTACCATATGTACTTAGTCTTGCATCATACCAATCCGTAACTTCCTCGGCAGTCATTCTTCTGAAAAGTGTTACTGGTACGATTTTCTTGCCGTCAATGTCTATCTCTTTGAACAGGTTAAATCCATCATCATACATCTTCAGCATAGTGTTTTCTCTATACAGAATGTCGATATACACATCAAAATTCTGTGTGTTGATAATATCTATCTGATGTTGAATAGAATCCCATCCTCCCATGTCAGTGTATCTTTTTATAGCGTTCTCAGACAGGTTGGATAAAATCGTGATTTCATCCAGAGAATAGAATCCCTGTTCACGTAATTTTTTGAGCATAGAAAAGTAAAAAAGTCCATCTTTTGTAATGAAATCGTGCTGTTCGAATATCGTGTCATCCAAAAGCAACATATCTTTAAAGAAACAACTAATTACATTTCCCTCTGCCTCCATACGACCTTTTAATAATTTTGACGGATATTTATCTTTAACTCCTGCAACAAAATCCGCTATTCTTTCTCACCAACTTCCGTCAAAATATCGTTAATACATCTACGAGATTTCTTTTTCTTCTTGTATTTAGTTTTTTCAGCTCCGATATTTTCATTGATCTGCTTGCTTACAACATGATGTTTAACAATAGCCTGTTGTCTCTGTGGAACTTCATCGTCTGAGTCCCTATAATCAATCAGACTATTTTTTAAAATTGCTGAAAAATATTTAATCTTAGCAAATTCGCTATTGTATTCTCTCCCAACAATTCTTGTTAAATATTCTTGATTGTCATGCAAGTATTCTAATATCAGCTTAAAACCGTAAATCTTGCCAAGAGCATTTACTTCCTTATTTAATACAGTGTTCGTTACCGTATAGCCGAAAATATCATAAATACAATAATATGTATCATTCCTATTTTTGCGGTTCTCCATCATTTTGTTATACTCAGCTTCTGAGCAGTAGTAGGCATTTGGTTTACCTTCTACTGCTACTTTAAAAGCTTCGTTTCTGTCTACTTTTTTGCCGCAAATTCTACATTTTACAAGCATTGCTCAGACTCCTATTTCAGCAGATCATACATTTCTTTTAATCCATCATCGTCGACTTCACTAAGTTTTCCATACTGCTTAATGATTCCTTTGACTTTTGTTTTTAATTCTGCGTCTTCACAAGTTTTACATAACTCTTTTACATGTTCTCTTAAATCTTCTGGATAGTCGTCTGATGTATCTTCATCAATATCATCAATGACATCTTCCATTAAATCTTCGTCAGCTTCTGTAATATCGTCTTCAATAACATCATCAATGTCTTCCTCGATCTCATCTTCTAGCTCTGGCTGAGGATTCGGCTTAACAACTGCATTTTTAACAACTTTTTTCTTCTTTTTAGAATTCTGAATCGCATCTTTTAAAGCTTTGATCAACTCATCAGAATCAAGTGGAATTTCATCAACAATTCCTGAAAATCTTGATTTGCTATCTACTGAATAAGAATCATCTCTAAATACAATTTTACGTTTTTCATCTTTGATCTTATTTACCGTAATCTCTTTTTTAGTGATAATGTCTTTTCTTCCTGTTCCTTCTGCCTCAATAGAACGATCAAGGCAGGCTACTCCGACAATATGTACTTTAGTTTTAAAATCATTAAAGTATCTCTGAGCAAGATTAGATGTTAATGTCGTGTAAGAAGCACTTGTTACTGGATCTACGATATCTTTTGTTTTTGAATGACATGTATACCATACTCTTACTCCGACTTTTCTTAATGCTCTAACCTGATCATAGATCATATTAAATACAACATCATATCCTGCTCCGAACCCACCTTCAACACTGTTTAATGTTTTAGCCTTTTTAAAGTTCTTGTTTTTCATATTTTCTCTATTCCAATTTTCAATAGCCTTTTTCTGTGTTAGGTCAATTAACTGATCAAGAGTATCTATAATCATGACCTTTAAATTTGGATATTCTGTTTTTTTATTTTTAATAATGTCATTACAGATTTCTACAAACTTTTTGAAATTTGGAACATCTTCATATGTAACGTCATCAATAGCGGAAACACCTTCTTCATCTCCTGTGTTTAATAATAGATATCCATCTTCTCCAAATTCTTTTTCGCAAACCTCACTAATAACTGTTGTTTTACCGATTCCAGATTCTCCACAGATCATAAGTGAATAATCATATAAATTGTCACTAATTTTACTTCTTTTACCGTATGCCATATGTATAATTTCTCCTTTTAAAGACAGTATTTTGTTTTATAAATCATCAAGCGAGTAAAGAGCTAAAAGCTCTAAACTCTAATCGAATAAGTCATCATCGTCATCATTATCATTATCGATTGATTCTTCTGAGAATAAATCTTCATTCTCATCAATCTCTAATGCAGGCACTTCCATATCTTCTGCTGTATAAACAGTGTCCTGAACGCCTTCTTTGATACCGTTGCGTGATGGTTTAATTAGCTGATACTCTTTGACTTTATCCCCATAAGCACTTCCGCCAATCGCCTTTTGAATCTCCTCCATAGTAATGATTCCACATTCAAGGTCATCTCTCTGTTCTTCTGAGAGCATGTCCTCTGTAAGTTCTACACGCTGAGAACCATTGATCATATCTACGACAATGCCGTATTCCATGTATTTATCTTCGTCTTCAACGATGAATTTTCTCTTTAATCCATTGGCTTTCTTATATCCGTTTTCGTCTTTTTCTTTATTAGGAACTGGAATAACAATTGTTGTTGGAACGGCTATTTTTTTCTTTCTGCTCGGAATGTATTCAAAAACAAAACCATTAACATAATATTTACCGTCTTCCTCAACGCTTGTTTCATCTAAACTCTCAGCTCCAAATACAAAACTCATTGTTGCTGTAGAATATGGTTCATCGTCATCTGCTGCGAGATAAATTCTGTTAGGGATCAGATTCTCATAAAATCTTTCTTTGTCATCAGAATATGAATAATCTCCACGTCCTCTAATATGGAAGTTGCAGTCATCATATTTGCCACTATCAATGACTTTTTTGATGAATTCTACGTAATCCCATTCAGAAATAAATTCATGATGTCTTTTCTTGCTTTTCTCATACTCTTTTTCAAGTTCGTCTACAGATGTTAATCCAACTTCTGCAAGATCTTTATCTGTAACATCTTTACCTTCTTTGATTTTTTCTAAGGCATTTTTTAATTTGTATCTTCTTCCTGGTTTTTCTAGGTCAAAAACAAATTTTCTGAAATCTGATACTTCTGCCAGCTTTGGAGATGTTAATCTGTCTTTAAAAGGAATCTGAATTTTTTCTCCATCTTTGATTTTCTTACCACTTGAGTCGTATTCTGGTTTGGAATATGTATAGACATCACCGTGTCCATCTTCGAAACTTCCTGCATCAACAGTTAACATATGTCTACTGTCACCGCATGTCACATTAAATAACAGTCTTCTTCGTACCCAGCCTGACTTTTCATATTTTGTCTCGCTGTAAGGGTGAAATTTTTCTGTGTCCTTGCTAATGCTGAGCTTTCCTGTCATTTCAAAATTCATTAAATAGAATTCCTCCTCTTGTTATTAAATTTGTTTAGTTAGTTTTTAGTTTGTAGTTTGTAAATAAGTCATCAATTTATATCCACTGTCAACTCTGCCAAAGCTAACAGGAACAAAAAATAATTGTATCTGATCGTCTTATATTGTTATAATCGTTCTAGTACATTTATAACAAATGCGTCAAAAAAATAATAAAAGCAAAAAGCTTAATTAATATCTGGAAGTAATTTTGCTTTAAGTCTGTTCATTTTTTGTTGTACTGCTTGTCTAGTAACTCCAAACCTTTTTGCAATTTCATCATATGTATAGCCAGACATTCTTAAATCAATCATTTGCTTATCTTTGTTCTTTAGTGTATCCATTCGATCTTTAAAAAGCAACATTGTAATTAAATTTTTTTCAAAATTTTTATCAACCAATAAAACATCTTCCATTGTACTTTTGAAATTTGTGTCTGTATTACACAAAATATTATAAGATAAAACATGTTTGTTAAATTGATTAGACGCAGATTTTTCGGATCTAAATTGTTTATATAATTCGTTTTGGATGCACGAATAAACCAATGTAGATAGTGTAGTATTTTTACTTTCATCATAATATATGGCAGCCTTACATAGTCCAATTGCTGCCACGTCGTAATAGTCATCAAATTTCTCGTTGCGTACACCAAATTTCCGCATAGCAGAGTAAATCAAATTATGATTTTGTTCCACTAATTTTCTCTGTTCGTCATTTAATTTCAACGACATTTTCTCCTTTATTTACTTGTGTTTATGTAATTTATCCTTTGTAAAAAGGTTCCCATTGTTTAGGTGGAAGTGGATTTAATGCCCATTTTCCAGGACAACCGCATGATACAATTCGACATATTTGTTTTGCTCCTCCATCTTGTAATTCTAAAAATGGACATTCCACTTTACACCCACAAACTCTTTTGTTAAGTATACAAATATCTTGAATTGTTTTTAATGCAACTGCAACCGCTTCATCTGTATACTCTCCATAATTTTTCTCATCCATATAAACACCTCCTACTTTCCAAATGCTCGCCACGTAGTATCTGGATCATCATCAATCTCCCAAATATAAGGATCAGAATCTCTAATCGTGCAACTTGGCGCCCTCCCTGTCATTGTACATAATGGGCATTTTTTGCAATCTTCATCATTGCCATGAAGATAATACTCACATGTATCCTGAATTACATGCAATGCATTTAGAATCTCTTCAGGCGTATGTAATTTACTTTTCTTTTCTTTCTCCATTATATTTCTCCTTGATTGCATCAATTGCAAACTGCAACGCCTCATCTTGAATTGTTGTATAATCATTTACGGAAATCATATCATTTAATACATGGATGTACTGTTCCGCATTGGTTTTGGTAGATCGTAGCTTTTCAGAATCTCGATTCTCTATGTCGTTCACAGTCAATGTATCGCACGCATTAATACACGAATTCACCAATTCGTTCCATAGCGAAAAAACAAAATATCTCGCTGCAATCGGTTGACATTTTAGTTCATCAACTAGTGGTTTCGTCAGTTGAAACGCATCAAGTAAACTACATATATTATAATATTTTCGAAGTATATGATCTTGCCTATTTGATCCAACCTCACCCATTGGAACTACTAAACTATCTCTTAATTCTTCTAACTGCCCGTATGTAAATACTTTATTATTTTCTTTTTTCACTCTGTCTTTCCCATTCCTTTCTCCAATAATCATCTTCTTTGATATTGCCAAGTTTAACATATTGACTGGGCTTGATTTCCCCTAAGTCAATCATATCAGAACCATAAACAGATAACATCTGCCACGCCAAATCTTCATCACTATAAATAATCAAGTAAGTATCTTCGTCGTTATCAATCAATTGTACTACATCATATTCAAACTCATTTTCTCTGCCTGTTGATCTACAGATAGACTCTGGCTTAATTTGACATCCGTATACAGTAGCATTATCTTTTCTTGGGAATAACAACCACTTATTGCCGATATATGTTCCGACAAACCATTTATTATCACATTGGTTTTGTGCCCGACAATACATTCCATTGTCTTGATAAAGCTTGTTCATTTTCAATCACTTCCCTAATTCAATCCCACAGATTTCTTTCTTCATTATGTTTCTCCTTTTATTTCATAAAAACTTTTGACCCACTGAACATTGGAATAACACCAAACTCAGTATCATCAAGCCATTTTAATCCAGATTTATCAGAAAACCATAAGTCGGGCACAAAATATTCTAATTTGCTAGACGGATAATCTTTATTATTATATCTGCGTAATTCTGTGCTCTGATATATTAGATGCTGAATAATTGGCTTCAATAGTTCTAAGTCCTCTTTCGATTCTGGATACTCTTCTCTACTTTGAAAATGATAATATAACAAATTACAAACTCCATATATATCGTCATAAAAATCGTTATCGCCAACAGTTACTACCAAGTATTTTTCACTTTTATAATCTTTACTTTCATTCATATTTCAATCACTCTCCTAACTCAATACCGCAAATTTCTTTCGCCAATTCTCTTGCAGTAACACGACTTACCCAATCTGTCTGCCAACCATTTATATGTGGCGACGACCAATCTGTAAGATCATTGTTATACATAAATTTCAGCAAATCTTCTAAGCTATGAATATCTTTCTTAACTTCATTCACCTTTCCATAAAACTCTCGTTTTAGAACCGCTTTTATTTCTGATTCAGTGCGATATATCTCTTCTAAAAGAACCATATATAAACCATGCGTTATACTGTCTTGTATCATTATATATATTAGATTGCCAAGACATTTAATCTCCGTAATGATTCCAGACTTAACAGTATATGGTTTATCATACCAAGCAAAATACACCTTATCTCCAACCTTAAAATCGCACATCTCTATCACCTACTTTCTTATCAAATGTTTCTTGCAAATTTAACCAGAACTGTCCATCATTAACAAACCCATAATGGTCTGCCATTGTTTTCGCAAATTCTTTTGTAACACTTTGTGATCCGTTAATCAGCCCTTGCACATAATCAACATCTATGCCAATTTTACTCGCAATCTGATAAGGAGTCATCCTGCAAGATTCAACAAATTCTTCTAAGCATTCGCCAGGATGAAAAGCAATTTCGTCTCCAATCTTTACATACATTTTTACACCATTCCTCTCACAATTCGTTCATTTGTTGTCATCAAGAAGTTATTGATACGATCCCAGTCTGGTTCGTCTGGCAAAGTTGTAGTTTTAAATGCGTTTTCAAAAGCTTGATAAAAGCAATCAAATAGCTCCCCAAAATCATTAGATGGAACAAATCGTTTGATTATATCATCAGTCGCTCTTCCTTTGATCACCATACTACTACAATAAGCTCCGTCTCTCAGTAATAATAAACTTTGCCTGAGAAGCTCGAAGTTGTAAGTTTGCATTGTAGATGTTGTCAATAACGCTGTTCCATTGTGTATTACTCTAATTACATGCATCATCGCCTTACAAACCTTCTTCTTTACTAAATTAATCTGATCTTCTGTTAAGATAGTTTCGTCATACAATCTGATTGTTTGTTCTTCTAAAGCCTGTGAATATCCGTTAAATGCATACCAAATTTTCTTTGATAAAAACATGTCTCGATTTTTAATCAACTCCATACCAATATCGGATACATATAAATAGCATTCTGGACGATTATACAACAACTCTAATGCTGTAGGATTCCCTTTGGCACATAAGTCAATATATTTTTTTAATGCATACATTACAGTATCAGTGTCTTTGCTGGCGTCTACCGATTTCATACTATTATTCAACAAAATCTCTCTTTTATCACTAAGGAAAACACCACGCAAATCAATGTCAGAATCCTCTGTGTTTGTTCCGTAGGCATAACTTCCACCTAACGTGAGAAAAGCGATTTTGTGCGGATAATCTCGCAAAAAGTCATACTCTGTAGACGAGTTTATGTAATCCTTTACTTCTTCAATTGTCATGATCTCACCTCTTTTATCCACATAATGCTTTCTTAAACTGTACAATATTTTGACTAACCCACTGATGAGTGATTCCAAGTTGATTTGCAATTTGTCTTTGTGTTAAACCTTTCTGCTTTAAAACAATAATCTTTTTATTTCTCGGTGCCAATTTATCAAACTCATTTTGAAAATGTACCTTTGTAAGTACCTCATCTTCTACGTTATCCCCACTCATCAGTGTTGTTCCGATTGTAATATCATCTTCTGGTTCATATCCTGCCAATGGCGTATCTAACGATTCAGCATTCCTATTCATTTTTTCTGTTGGTCTGTGCCATTTTGTATAATATTGATTCACTTCTGAACGTAATACCCAGAAGAGATATGTACCAAAAGTTCCTTTAGACTCGTCCCATTTTAATGCTGCTTTACAAATTGCCATACGACCAAGATCCATATATGTATCAAAATCTGTAAACTTTGTAAAATATTTTTCATGTAAATGCCAAATCAAAGAATAATTATCTTCAATCAGCTTTCGCTGTTCATCATTTAGTTTCTTCACATTTCTTAGCCTCCTGTTCTTTAATAAAGTTATCCATATGTTGTTTTAATCTTTTATTAAAATCATCCATATTGGGTTCGCCTACTATATCTCTTTCTCCAATTAATCCACAACGAATTCTAATGTTTGAAATCTTTTCGTCCCATTCCATTCTCATTGTTTGATTAAATTCTTCCAATGAGTCCTCTAAATATTCTTCTGAAACATAAAAATTATCTCTTTTATATATATCTTTCACTAATATGTCGTAAACAATATCTGCATTTTTACTAATCTTTGGAACAACTTTTTTAATTTCATATTGATAACCAAGAACATTAATTGTAGTAATATCTTTGGTTAATATAGAATTCAATAAATTTACTGGCATACAATAATTTTGAAAAATATAATTTATTTTATCCGTTTCAACGTATCCAATTTGTAAGTTGTGCGTAAAATAATTAACGTAATTCATATAGTTATACACTTTATACATCTGTTTATGTATAAAATTCACTTTACAAGATTCCATACATCACACTCCTAACACATATTGTTCACTTCTGAACCCAGCTGCATTTGGGTGACCGCCACCACCATATCCCACAGCAAGTTCATACACATTAACCTTGTCTTGTTCTGCGGATCGTAGCTGATATTCCCACATACTTCCGTTAAAAGAGAAACCAATAAACATATCGTATTTAGAAGCATCAATAGATTCAAAGAAATCAGAATTGATTAAAGCTCGGTTGATCGCATAGACTTTATATCCCTCAAATGTGGTTTCAAATCCATATGCTCTAAGATACTGTTTTGCAGTAGAAGACAGATAATCCTTAATTCCTAAACCATCTTCAATCATATAATCAGTCAATCTCTCAGCTTCACATAATCCCATATCTCCATTTAACTTATCCAATAAATAATTCATAACATCAAAATCATATGACTCAAATGCATAATGGAACGCCTTAACATATTCTTCTGATTTTTTACTCCACGAGAATGTATCCCACAGAGCTGTATATTTTACCAACTGAGGAGTATTTTTAGAGAATTCTCGCAATAAAGAGGTCACATATTTCTCATCTGTCCTCTCAATTTGCTCCCAATCTTCGTCACATATATATTTAAAGTACAACCATGTCAAATTCGCTCCAGAAATACCTGCTCCAGTTATTCGAATTCCTTTCACATCGCACTTGAAATCTTTATACGCTTCAATCGTGGACTGGTGATGATCGATCCAAAATACATTCTTTGTAATACTAAGCAGTTGCCACATCTCTTCTGGCTCAATGCTGTAGTCTACAATAAATACGAATTCATCCTGTTCAATGTCATGAAACGGGAATTTCATTCCATAGTTAATCTTACGGAAATCACTTGGAGCAAACTCCAACCCTCTTTGTTCACATGCTTTTCTTACGTAAAAACCTGCAACTATGCCATCTTGATCTATATGATAAAAACATTTCATTGCATTTTTCTCCTTTCTTGTTGGTTTCTATAAAAGAATCGTTTTATTTCCTGTTTACGTTCTTGTCTTGTTTTCATTTTTTTGTTTAAATTCCTTTAGTTCTGTTATTTTTTATAGTTGCCAAATATTACATGAAGCATAGAAAAATACCATATAGTTTTGTACCCATGTTATTTTTGATAGTTGTCAAACCCCCAAATAACATAAATCCGACAAAATAACATAGATTTTAGTGAGTGCTATAACAAACCTCACTTTTGGCGTACTCAAAAACTATTTGAGCAGAATATTTTTATATTCCCAAAACACACCAAATATTTTAAAATTTTTATTTTGTTTCTTAGCCATATCTACTTCACTACCTTACCATCTGGCATTATAAATTCCCAATACCCATCACTATTTTCAACTTCTTTTGGCTCTTCTTTATCTATTTTCTCCATCAACTTCTGCGCTCGTTCAATATCTTCTTTTGTCCAATTTTCTACTTCGTCAATCAAACCTTGCAAAAACTTCAATGATTCTTGTTTACTCATGAGTCTTATTCCTCACATTTTCTACCATATAGTAAGAATCCAAGATCTCGTATTCTACCTATCTTACGATCATCCTTGTTTTCAAAAAATTCTAAAGAGTAAATATCACGATTAGAGATGTTTACTGGTTTGTCAAATTTAACGGTCATATATCTATACCCATATCTACGACCAATCTCATCTGTTCCGATGCGAGTAATTGTACCTTTGTCGTTATTTCTAACCAAACCTCCTTTAGCCGCTGGCTTCATTCTATAAATATAAACTCTATCTCCGACCTTTAGCATTTACTTACCTTCCATTTCTTCATAAAGCTCTCTAAATTTTCTAAAATCATCCGCACTACCACCATTGTCTGGATGACTTTTCTTCATTGCATACTTCACTGCATCCTTAACATCTGAACGAGTTTCTTCCTTATTATATGTACCATTTTCTTTGTCGTTCGCATCAGCCATGAATGACATTTTATCTAAGATCAGATTTACATTTGTCTGTCTCATCCGATCTAACTTTCTTTCATATCTCAGGAATACAATCACTCCAACGATACAAAACCCGATCGCATAGCCAATAGCAAACTCAATATTAGCTCCCATATTAATTACCTCACTTTACATTTTTTCTAATAACACAGTAACAGCATCGTCAATAGCCTGATGCATCTTTTCTGCCTGGTATTGTGACTCTGTATACATACGATCATCTCCGTATATTATTGGTCTTTCAGGTAACCAATGGTTTTGAATATCTCTTAATATCCTAATAACCTGATCATCAAACATCATATCTAATTGCTTCATATCATTTTCTGTCCGAGTACGCAGTGATACATCATTATCCTTGTGAAAATCACTAACACGTTTATCTTTTCGATACAAACTATCAAATATTTCGTTACCAATAATGTTACCAACAATCGTTCCCAATATAATCGCAACTATATTTATCATTCCTCATACTCCTTTTCTTTCTTGTATATCTCTGGATAATATTTTTCTACAAGATTCTCAGGATAACCCACCATTCTATGTGTTCTATAAGGTTTCCACATTAGATATTCGCACCAATTAATGCTATTCTTGTTTATCCAACTAACATCTTCGAGCATTTGAGTATAAATTCCTTTATCATTTCTAATAAGTTTATTTCTGTTCCATGCTTTGACTTCAATCATTACATCTTGGACACTAACTCTTTTAGCAAGCCGACATAGCCATTTTTGTAATTCTCTATATGTTTCTTGAAATTCTCTGTCTCGCAAACTGCCTTCGACTAACAAATAATATGTTCCCTGTGTTTCGAAATTTCCTCTTCTACCATTTCCCAAATGAGTTCGTTGTTCAAATTCATTACATGAATCGCTCATATCATATCCTGCTTTTTGAACTATATGTATATTCATATCGCTTTCAGACCCTGTTACTCTAGGCAAATGATTCAATGCAGTTTCAAGTATGTATCTTTCCTCTGCCTGTGTTCTTCCAAATGGTCTAACTTCAACAATTCCCTTTACATATGTCCACCAACTCATTTCTCATCATCCTCTCTTTACATAAAACTCAGATTTTACATTTCACTCAGTAATCCTTTTACGATTTCTTTATCTTCATCTTTAACCTTTTTTGATTTTGTTGTTGCCATGAACTCTAACCACTCTTTTCTCATTTTCTTTTCATCATCATTTAGTTGTTCGATAACAACTACTTGACTAAGATTGATCTTGTCATGCATTGAAAGATAATTATTCCAATTGTCTTTCCAAAAAAGTTTATTTGAAATCACTAATGCATATCCCAACCTCGAACCACCATATATAGATCTTGATCTAAGGCATAAACTCCCATTTTCAATTGGATTATTTCTCATATCTTTCATTCTTCATCACCTTCTTCTGGTCTTAACATAATGCCAAGACCTGTACACATACCCGTAAGTTTCTTATCCATTGCCTTAATTCTTTTGTAATTATAATAGGTCATATATGGTACTCCAACGCCAATTGCTATGATCACCATAAACGCCAATACCCAAATTATGTAAAACAAAACGTCCATTTTATCTTTCTCCTTTTCTATCTACTACTATCGCCTGAAATCGAACCACCATACTGTGTAAAAATTCTTTTGAAAATATGTATCGTCTCCGTCATCAAGTTCTTTAAAATATTTTCTGCCTCGTTCTTTGACATCGTCTTCATTGAAATAACTATATGCCCATGCAGGAATTGTGTAAGATTCCTTATCTTCTAAGCAGAGATTCAACAAATCTTTGATCATCATCTGCAATTCTTCTTCATCATATCCCTGCGTCATTACATCAAAATATGGGATATATGCCATATATGGAACTGAGTCATTTTCATCTTTCAGAACTACGACAGGAAATGTTAGATTGTAATTCATGTTTTTAATCCTCTTTTTTACTGGGCTTCTTATGTTTCTTTTTGTATGGTGTACAATAATCGGATGAGACCCATCGCCAACAATTTTTTCTATAAATTAAAAAATCTGCATAATGTTCGAATTTGTAACCTTTCGTATATCTATCTGAGCTTACCCCATACACTTTGTATGGCTTACCTTTATATAAAACTTTCATACTATTCATCCACCTCACAATCAACATCAAATAGATATTTCATGATGCGTTTTGCTCCAACCTTATTTGCTGCATCCTCAGCGATTTCTTTAGAAGAAAAGTATACCTCATTTATGCGTCTAATCATTACGGCAGGGACTGGCATTAAATCATCCTCAATCACATCATATCCAATGTAATAATGCTCATTTTCTCCATCCCACTCTTCCTGATCAGAATCATTATGTTCATCAGCAAATCTTTGAAGCTCGATCTTAATTTTCTGTTTTTCTCTTGCAGATTCTGCTTCTTTTTTAGTTCTGAAACAATCCCCCATAGAATATCTTCCCTGGCCTGTGCGATCATTTACCCATTCACAATTATTAATTTGTCCATCAGTACCGATAAACCAATACCATTCTCCATATTCAGGTTTCCAAATTTTAGGTTCTGATTTCTTTTCTTCTTTCGGTTCTGATCTTTCACAAAACTGCTCAAATAATGATTTAAATAAATTCTGTTGTGCTTCAGATAATATCGAAATGTCAATTGTTTTTGCTTCACTCATTTTCTTTCACCTCACTTTATGCTCCAAAGATGTATTTAATGATTCTGTCTCTTCCGATTGCTTCAATTGCATCAACTAAAACATCTTTTGATGTAAACATAACTGTACCCTGTATTTTTGTTGTAGCCCATGTATCGCAAAGAAGTCTTTTTCCGTCTTCTTCACATCGAATACAATAACAACGATTGGCAAATTCTGTGCCGTTGTGTTCCTTCGCATACCGCTCAAGTTCAACTTCTACTTTTCTTTTCTTTCTTGCAAATACTGCTTCTTCTTGTGTTTTAAATACGTTGCCTAATACCCATCTACCGTTATCGACAATGCTATTAAACCATATTGCACTATAAATAGATCCGCTACCATCAATGTAATGATATCTTTCACCGTATTTTGGTTTCCAAACTTTAGACCCTGAATTAGTTTTTTCTTTTGGTTTTACTCTTTCGCAGCATTTATCAAATAATGCTTTTATTAGATCCTGTTCTGCCTCTGGCAATACTGAAATGTCAATTGTTTTTTCTGTACTCATTTATTTTCCCTCGCTTTCAAACTCTTCGATTTCTTTCCATGCCAGAACACTTTTGTCACTATAATAGCTTGCCCTTTTAGCTGTCGCATTTCTCCATCCATAAGAATCATGCCATGTTCTGTTTACGCAACCGCCTTTTACGGTTACTAAAACATCTTTGCTATCTTCTGGCAGATCATCAGGATTCTTTCTTAAGTCATGCCATCTATACTTTTCTTTATATTCTTTTAACTCTTTCAATTCTCCCAGCCACTTTGCAAGCTGCTCATGATTTAAGGCGCAGCCAATAAGCCTGTCAAGTTCTTCATCATCTGGATTCGCATGACACAACATGGCTTCTGTGTATTTCTTTGTTGCCATATCATTTGCGCATTTGATAGTTTCTTCTAAATTCATTTGTCTTCTCCTCTCTAATCAATTTCTGCGATACTTTCTACGAAGCAGTTGTAGTAAATATATCTCTTACCTTTGTAGTCAAACTTGACATATCCACCGTCATTTGTATCAATATCAATTTTTCCTTTATATTCAGCAATCTTCTTACCGTCTGCCGTGTATACTGTAATGACTCTATTCATACCGCCATTCCAATCGCTTTTCATATCAACGATTCCTCTTTTGAATTGTGCGCATCCTGTCATTGATCCTAAGCAAATCGTTACTCCTAGAACAGTTGCTAAAATTTTCTTTCTCATTTATTTCTCTCCTTCTTCCTTGTAATAATATCCATACAAGCAACAATCTCCAGAATCCCAAGTGTCGTAGTAATTACCATCTGAAATTTCAACTACATGATTCGCAACATTTACTAAGTAATTACCTTGTTTATGATCTTTTACAAAACTTTCGACTGTTGGTCGTTTAGATCCTTTTCGGTTGCTAATACCTTGATAAGCAAATCCATTATCAAATAAATATTCTTCGTAACATTTTCGCTCTGACGGCATACACTGCATATCTCTTGCATATGGTAATAAGTCGTCAAATATCGTTAACCATTCTTTATTAAGAACTTTTGTTAATGCTCTGATCACGCAATCTGAATGATTGTCTTTTGTATCTTTATCGTTTGGTTGATAATATCTGTAAATTTTATTTGACATTTTCTCGCTCCTTCATATTTCATTTCTTAAAGTTTATCTTTCATTTGTTGAATATAATATACCACTTCTTGAATATACTGTCAATACAAAATCTTCAACTTCTTGAACATTTTATTTTACATCTAGTATATAATATGCTATAATATAGATGTGGAGGTATATCATATGATAAGTTATAAACCACTTTTCGTAACTTTGGCGAAAAGAGGTATGACAAAATCTGATTTACGAACCGCTTTAAATATGGGGTCTGGTACAATTGCCAAGATGGCAAAGAATCAGTATATCAGTCTCGAAAACATTGACAAAATTTGCTTATATCTTGATTGCAAAGTTGAAGATGTTATCGAGGTCATACCAAACGATTAATCAAAAAGACTTTGACCATTTAGGTTAAGGTCTTTTTTAGTGGAAACAACAGGAATCGAACCTGTGTCGGCAATTTATATGTGATGAAAATTAAAATGTAAATAAATAAAATACTTATATGGAGGTAGAAAAATGAATGTTTATGTATTGCCTGCTCTACCAACTGAGCTATGTTTCCATGACTGGCATTGTATTTCAAATGCCAGTTTTATGTTTGTGAAATTAATTTTTGTAGATGAATTTATCCGTTATTTGCGAGCGTTTTTCATTTGATCTAATATGGCTTTAGCTTCTTGCTGTCGCTCTTCTTGCTCCATATGATAATCCAATGTTTCTGCACTAGATTCATACGCAATAGCAACGCCTTTGGATTGTTCGCTAAGTTTCTTTGCTCCTTCTCGAACCTCTTCCAAACCTTCCTGAGCAGCATTTAAACTATTGTATTGGTCTAAATTTTTCTGCAATTCTGCAATCTGCTGATCTGCTTCCATCTGGAGAACCACAGTATCTTTTTCACCTTTTAACTTAATGAGCTGATCATATGCTTGGTTTTTAATTTCTTCTTGTTTATCTTTTGTTGCTTGCAACTCTGGGATTTTCTTTTCGTACACTGATTTCTGTGCCTTGAGCGTGGCTAATTTTTGAGCATAATACATTGCTTTTTTATCATCATTGTTATCAATATACTGGTTGATCATTGCCTCGGTTTTAGAAATTTCTTCTTTTGTTTCTTTGAGGTTATCTTCCATTGTTGCCAATCGACCAGCTACCATTGTGTATGTACCCATTGTTTTCTGGTAGAAATCCTGCTTATCTTTAATTGCAGTATTATATCTGGCTCTTGCTCCCTCTGGAGTCATTGCATTTTCTTTGATTTTTTCTGTAACTGTTCCAGATGCCACATTTTTAATCTGCTTTCCATTTTTAGTAAATTGTAAATATGCGATAATCGCTACAATTACACAAATAATAATAATTGTCATAATAATTTCTCCTATTAGAACTCACGGTAATCTGCTGGCTCTGGTGTTCCAAGATTTTCATTATCTGTAGATTCTACTTCTTTATCTTCAGAAACAAAATCTTTTAGCATCTTTGCAAGATCAACACCTGTAGATCCTTTAACACCATCTGATACCTGATTCACAACATTCATAATATCTTTTGTTAATTTTGTTGTGTTTCCTTCTCCATACATAGTGATACTTCCTACATTTCCTAATGGTGCGGCTGCATTTTTAACTGCTTCTGGGAACATCTGGCACATCATTTCTACAATAGAAGCTTTACCCATCTGTTTCATAGCTTCTGCTTTCTTTTCGATTGCTTCTGCTTCAGCAATACCTTTAGCTTTGATTGCCTCGGCTTCTGCTACACCCTTTGCACGAATACCTTCAGCTTCCTGTTCCATAGCATATTTTGTAGATTCAGCTTCTTTTTCTTTAGCATATTTATTAGCTTCAGATTCTTTCTGTCTCTTGTATAAGTCTGCATCTGCTCTCTGCTGAGAAGCATATTTTTCAGCTTCTGCTTGTTTCTTAATCTGCGCATCTAATGTCTGCTCTGTTACCTCAACGTCTTTACGCTTCAGTTCAATTTCCTTTTCCTGACGCATAATATTAGCATCCGCAGTTACAACTTCAATTTCTTTACGTGATTTTTCTTCCTGAATCTTGTATGCTGCATCTGCCTCAGCCTTCTTTGCTTTTGAAATCTTCTCAAGTTCAGATTTTTTAATTTCCAGATTGTTATTCTTTTCTGCGATCGCTGTTTCTGACTCAA